TGCTCAGTTCCTTGAATCAGGAGCGGTATTTAGCCCTTATGTTCCACTTATCATGACTCCATTAGTGTACGATCCTAAGAACTTTACACCAAGAAAAGGTGTAATGACTCGTTACGCTAAGAAGGTTGTCAGACCGGAATTTTATGGGAAGGTATATGTTAAAGGTCTTGAGACTCTTTAATATTATTCTCGTAATATTTTATAAGAAAGTGTCGGCATTTATTTGTCGACACTTTTTTTATGTTTATTGTATTATTTTCCATAAAAGTCTATATTTATAATAAAGAATAAGTTTTATGGTAATATACGAAACAATAAATAAAATAAACGGAAAACGTTATATTGGTAAAGATAAACACAATAATCCAAACTATCTCGGTTCGGGTAAAATACTCAATAAAGCTATTGATAAATATGGTAAAGAGAACTTTGTTAAAACAATATTAGAACATTGCGACTCAGAAGACCATATGGCAGAAAGAGAACGCCATTGGATTAATATCACTAATGCGCAGGCTTCGGAACAGTACTATAATATAGGCGAAGGTGGTTATGGTGGAGATAACATAACACACAATCCAAACAGAGATTTGTTCATCGAGCGTGTTAAGGAGAATAGAAAAACACATCCTACATGGAAGCCAACTGCTGAGAATAAACAAAATATGAAAACCGCCGCTCAAGGTCGTTACACACTAGAATGGTTTCAGTTGAAATATGGCAATGAAGAAGGCGAACGCCGTTATAAAGAACGTAATCGCCGCTTATCAACAAGATATTTAGACGATAAAACAGAACGATGGTTGAATGAACTTACTCCTGACATATTAATAGAGTTATTGAAAGAAAAAACACAAGAACAAATAAAACAGGAATATGGCATTACTCATAAGCGATTATACAAAAAATATCAAGAGTTTTGGGGATATAATACATACACAGAAGTTAAGAAACACGTATTGTAGAAAATGGCTGCACTTTTTTTATGTTCTTTAATTAGTTAACAACATATTTATTAATAGTATGGATAGATATGATAAATTTTTTAAACGCGTAGATTTAGTACAAAATCAAGTAGCTAGAGAAAATTTAGCTGAAGAAAAAAAGTCAAAGCTGAACAAGAAACGCATTCAACAACAAAATGCAGAACGATTTGCTGAATATCAACAAATATTACGAGCAGAATTAGAAGCGAGGATTTTTGCTAATGTTAGTAGCACTGGGGGTGGTACAAGTAGCACCGGGGGTGAACCATCATTCTCCTTCGGCAATGCCCTTCAATTTGATGGGGTGAATGATTATGTCGCTTTACCCGAAAACATAGCTTTAGGTGATATAGCAACAGGTAATATTTCTTTTAGTGGTTGGGTTTATTGCGATACCGCGATAGGTGCAACAGGAGGAATGTTATTTGATTTGGGTGCTAATGCTCTAGCAGATAATTTAAGATATTTTCCACGACTGATTTATAATACTACTCAAAATCAATTTCAACTTAGTAATAATAACAGTTTTTATGCCAATGCGTATTTAAGTGGCTATGTAAACATATTTGGCAATTCAAACGCTATATATTTTGGAAGTAATACATCAAATTGGCATCACATAGGCTTTTCAACAGATTGCACAGATTTAACACGCCTTAAAATATACGCAGACGGTGTAAAAATTTTTGAGGGTAGATTAAATGGAAACACTGTTGGAAGATATACTTATACTTCTGGTGCTTTTGCAGTTTTAGGTCAGATTTTCAATAGCACAAATAGACTTAAACACGCCGCTGATGAATATGCGTTTTTCCCAACTGTTTTAACAGACCAACAATTTGCAGATTTATACAACAACGGGAATGGTAAATTAGCCACCGATATTGCAACTCCTACGTGGTATAGTAGATTTAATGGAGAGACTGGAGACACAGCAGTGGTAGACGAGATAGCATCAAATAACGGAACACTTAACAATTTTAACACAGCCACTTGTTGGGTAGAACATTAATTATGAAATACGGATACATTTATAACATACAAGACACTCCAAGCGGTAATTTTTGGACACAATCAAGAGAAATTGAGTTACTTGATGGTTCAATTGTTTACGGCTGTGAGGGTAATTTTGAAATAGAAGAAGGCAAAGGTCAGATGTTTACTCGACAAAATTTCATTACGTGGTTAGAGGAAAATAGAAAACAAAAAAACCAATGATATTAAAATAAAAGATACTATGATATAAAATATATAATATTATATAATATATATTTATATTAAATGAACAATGATATAGAAATACCATGGCAAACCTTTCAAAAATTGCCAAATATTCAACGTTTGCCGTTAAATGAACAACGTCTACAATATCATTATTATATTCAATCATTAGAACGAACAATACATAATTCACAAATTCAAACATGGGACACCGTACCTGATGCTGGATTATCGCCATTAGATATTCTTCGAGCATCATTCTTGTTGCAAGAAAATGGAGATTATATTCTTCAAGAAGACGGGTCTAGAATAAGGTTAGCATAATGGCAGATTTACCAATATCAGGATTACCGGCAGCAAGTTCTTTAACAGGTACTGAATTATTTGCTGTCGTACAAGGCGGCGTTACTAAATATACTACTGCAACTAACATAAACTATGTTACATCAAACAATTACGGATTGTTTAATCAAACAGGTTCATCAACACCAGTAACGGGTAGTATTGTAGAAGAAAATCTAATCGGTGGTGGTGTAGGAACACTTTCAGTTCCTGCAAATGGATTCAAACAAGGTGATGCATTTCATGCAATACTTACAGGATTATGTACTTTCCATAACGGTGATTCATTAGATATTAGAGTTAAATCAGATAGTGTTACATTAGCCGAAACAGGAACATTAACTCTTGCAAATGCATCTAACAAAAGATGGAAATTGGAAATATATTTTTCTATAAATCAAATTGGTGCTGCTGGTACAGCTGAAATCACATCAGCGGGTACGTTTATGTATAGTGAAGACCAAGCAGGTAAGTTTAATGGAACTAATTTTAGTCTTATAAATTCATCATCATTTGATACAACAATTGATAATACTTTAGCAATAACATCACAATTTGATGATGTTGATTGTTTTATTCAATCAAAGATTTTTACACTTAATAAAACATTTTAATCGTTGATATTTATTAATAAAGGAAACGGATGGGAGTCTTTTCAACCAATTTAGCAGAAATAACATCAGGCGGATTAATTTCGTCGAGTCATGCTTCAGATTTATACGGGGTATTGTCTGGAAGTATACGAGAAGATGTAGTAATCTCAGGATCATTTACTATATCAGCCGGACCAGTTGTATTTTTATCAGGTTCTGCAACTCAATTCGTAGTAACAGAATCAATTCACACTACACTAACATCTACATCAGCATCAATAACGTCGGCATCAATAAGCAACATATATAACAATGTTACTATTGAATCAGCAAGTATTTCACACAATGCAACAGACTTTACCATTAATGGTACAGGGTCAGCTGATAGAATTGAAGTTGGAAGTTCGTCCGTAACAGATACTACATTAACAAGTACATCCGCTTCAATTTCATATGCATCAGTAACTGATAAATTTATATCAGAAGGCACCATTCTTTTTTATACAGCATCACTTCCAACATCTGATCCTGCAGTGAACGGGCAATTATGGAGAAGTGGTAGTTATTTAATGATAAGCACAGGTTCAATATAATATGGCAGCACCGAGAGTTAAATACGCAATGCAATGGAGAATCCGCTACGACGGTAATCTTGTAGACGTACTTGATAGAATACGAGCTATTCGCATGGTACTTATGTGTAATATCGATCAAGATTTAGGACGAGGTAAAGAGTTGATTACAGTTAAAATCTTAACACCATATCCTCCTAGAAAGTCATATCAAGCAGTTCGACAATTATCTTTAGGTAAGATTGAAACACTTCACGATATTCAATTAGTAGAAACGTCGCTAACAAAACTGTTTTAAGGAACAAGTTATGACAACAAACAAAACAAAAACGCCGCCCAAGAATCCTGTTAGATTTTCATTATCACTTTCAGAAGAACAGAAGCGAGCTAAAACAGAAATATTAAATCATCCATTTAATTTTATATTAGGTAAAGCAGGATCTGGAAAAACATTGTTAGCAGTACAAGTTGCGTTAGATATGTTTTTTAAAAAACAAATAAACAAAATTGTTATAACAAGACCAACAGTATCAAATGAAGATAATGGGTTCTTACCAGGTTCATTAGATGAAAAAATGGAGCCGTGGTTAGTTCCAATACGAAGCAATATGAGAAAGGTTTATAACAAACCAGACATATTAGCAAAAATGGAATCGGAAGAAAATATTGAATTAGTATCATTGACCCATTTCCGTGGTCGAACTTTTGATGATGCAATTGTTGTAATTGATGAATTTCAAAACTTAACCAAGCAGCAACTTCAAATGGTATTGTCTCGGTTAGGTAAAGAATCAACAATGATTTTGTGTGGTGATATGCAACAAATTGATTTAAAGCACAAAAATGATTCTGCAATACATGAAGTTGCTAAACTTCAAGGGTCTGAATATGTAACAAAGATTATATTAAAAGACAATCATAGACACCCAGCACTTGATGATGTACTTTCTTTGTTAAACGAATATTGATATTTTCAGTACTGATATTTATTAATAAAGAATCAGTATGGACTATTCAGAAAACGTAATAATTTGGCCAGGTAGTTCATCTTTCAGCCCAGGAAAGACACCATTTGGATATTTTGATTCTGATGCTATTTTTCAAGAGCATGCAGATAAATTTGCAAGTTTTGCAGCAAATCATTTAGGATATCCGGTATTAGACGTAGAGCTGCAAGATGTGAACTTCTATACAGCATTTGAAGGTGCTATAATTGAATATTCTAATCAAGTTAATCAAGTTAATATTGCAAATAACTTGCTTAATACATTAGGTATACAAACCGGCTCGCAGTATCTTCAAGGAGGTTTAACCGGCAAAGCAGTAGGAACATCACTTTCATATATTACTAAACTTTCTAAAGCGTATGGAACTGAAGCTGATTCAGGTGGTAATGTAAAATGGCATAAAGCATATTTGAGTGTTACTTCAAGCGTACAAAAATATTCTATCAGAGAAGCAGTTTCTGCATCATTAGGTATTGAATTAACAAATACATCGTCAATTGAAATTAAAAGAGTTGTTCATACAGTCCCTCCAGCAATTATCAGATATTTTGATCCATTTGTAGGAACAGGATTAGGTTCGCAACAATTATTAGATTCATTTGATTTTGGAGGAATGTCTCCGTCAGTTAACTTTATGATGATGCCAATTCATTCTGATTTGCTTAGAATACAGGCAATTGAATTCAACGATCGTATTAGAAAATCGCATTTCTCATTTGAAATACATGGAGATGACATTATCATATATCCAGTACCTGGAACAGAACGAGGAAATGCATCAACGCCTTATTTTGATAAAGTCTGGTTTGAATTCTTATTTGAAGAAGAAAAAGCAAAAGACGCCTTATTATTTGGTAATACGGCGGTTTTAAACGGTGTGGTTTCGGACGCATCTAATATACCATATAATTATCAACAATACAGTACAATTAATGATATGGGGCGTGCGTGGATTCTTAGGTATGGGTTGGCACTCGTAAAAGAAATGTTAGGTCGTATACGAGGCAAATATAGCACAGTACCTATCCCAAATTCAGAAGTAACACTTAATGGCGCGGAATTGATTTCTGAAGCCGCTTCTGAAAAAAGTGATTTGATTACACAATTAAGAGAATTTTTAGATAAAATGACACGAGAGAGCATGTTGCAAAGACAAGCAACAGAAGATGAAGCTTCAATGAATGTCCTGTCTAAGGTTCCGACTAAAATATATATTGGATAGAAATATGGCATTATTCGGTACGCAACGAGATGCAAAGTTTATGGCATCAATTAATTCGGAAATAATGAATCAGATCGTTGATACTGAAATTGAATTCTACAAACTTATTGTAGAAGAATCTGAATCTAACTTATATGGTGAATCAGATAAAAAGTCATTCTATCAGTCCATACTTATTCCTGCACTTATTACTAAAGAAGGTAAAAATGCAAGTCAAGATGATTATGGACATAACTATACAAGAACAATGCAATTTGCAATATCAAGAGATACAGCAGAAAAATCAGGATTTTATCCAGAAGTTGGCGACATTGCATTTTGGGACAATGAATATTATGAATTAGACAATGTTGATGCAAATCAATATTTAGCCGGCAAGAATCCAGAAACATGGCAGAATGGAGATAGTCACGGATTCAGCGTATCAATTGTTTGTGATGCTCATGCAACAAGACAAACACCACAAGCTATTCGCAATATTCGTTATGGCGGAACAACTAACGATCAAACATATAAAGGACATTGATGCCGAGATATAACAGAGAAAATATTGATCGAAAGACGAATAAACCAAATCCATCTAGAACTGAAACACCTAGAGAAGATTTGATATTGAATCGAGCTACACAGATCAGAAGAGATGATGATGTAATTCGAACACCGCGTCGTACATTGTATGATATAGACTTTGCAATGAAATGGTTCGTTGAAAATGAAATACAACCACAAGTTACTCATAACAATGAATTGATCATTGTACCAGTAATTTTTGCAAATGGAGAGAAATGGGATAGTGTACGACGTTTAGGATATCTACGAGATGAAAAGGGTATGCTTCAATCTCCGTTGGTTGTGCTGAAAAGAAATACAATGACCGAACGGGATCAACTTAAAAAACTTGATACTAATAGACCAGTGTCAATTGATGGTATCGGCAATCAGATGTATTATAGATCAAAATACAACAAAAGAAATCGATATGAAGATGAATTGTTTCCTATACCAATAAACAATCCGCAAGAGTCAAAAGAAATATATGCAATTAATATTCCAGAATATGTTGATATAGAATATGATTTAATGTTGTGGACAGATTTCACTACGCAGATGAATGAATTGGTAGAACAGTTTATGCCATATGGTGGGTTTGCTTGGGGCAATGAACAAAACAAATATCAGACTCATATGAGAGCATTCAATTTTGAAACATTGAATACTGTAGGAGAAGACCGTTTAGTACGAGCAACAACGTCGTTAACAGTTAAAGGAACATTGCTAGCAGAACAAGAATTTAGATTATCAACTCTTCAAAAAGCATATTCAATTAAGCGAGTAAGATTTGATACGGTTATAGATGTTGGATTAGATTTGTTTTCGACAACCGTTGTTCCAGAACAATTACTTCAGTTTCAATCACAAGTACTTGCAGGAGGCTCTGTAACAGTTTCTTCAACTGGAGGAGCTAGCGGCGGAACATCTATAAATGCAGAAACAATGTCATATTTAGTTGATTTAACAGAAAAACAAGCATCATATTCTAGCAATACAACAGTTACCGTGTCTGGTGCAGCTTCAATTAATCCGACAACATCTTTAGCAGCAACTAAAGCAGAATTTGATATTTACATTAACGGTCAATATATTGATAAAGCTGCATATACATGGACGCCAACAACGAGTGCAACACAAACAATTGTATTTGATACTGACACATTAGGATATACAATTGAATCAGATGACGTAATAATTGTTAATGGGAGATGGGCATAATGGCAAGGCTAAAAGGTAAACAACTTGCAAAACATTTAAAATTAACAGGTTCGTTAGCAATTTCCGGGTCAGATGATACTACATTGCCTAATAGTGCATCTGTTGATATTGTAGGGGGTATTAACATCGAAACCGCAGCAACAGGTAGTACATTAGGTATTATTGATGCAGGATTTTTTCCTACTGGTAATGGCAAGACGATTGTTCCGTAAATGTTGATATTTATATAAAATAAAGGATTTGTAACGAAATGGCTCAAGTAATTCAACATAAAAGAGGTGGATTAGACAATTTAAAAAACATTGATCCTGTATATAGAGGTGAATTTGTTTTAGCAACTGGATCATTGTCAATTCACAATGCAGATGGCGCTAACGGAACACAAGATGTAGAAATAGCGTTCATTGGAGGCGTATCTGACTATGAACCAGTAACAAAATTTTTAACTGGCGGCGGATTGCCGTCAATAACAACAGGTACGCATGGAACATATTTAGATGGAATTATTTGGTATGATTCAAGTTCGGGTCAGCAATACCAATTAAATGCAACCGTTACAGCGACAGAAGCAGGAGCAGCAGATTACACAGGAAGCCACGTAGCAATAACATCCCCAGTATCAAATGGACAAGGAGCAATTGGTGATGCTGAAGACGGCACATATACAGATGGATTATTTACTGATTTTACATCAACAACGCCGGTAGGAACTGCAGTAGATAGATTCAATGAAATACTTAAAGCATTATCACCAGCACCAGCCCCAGACTTAGATAATATAGATGGTAATGACACCGGGGTATCTGCAGAATTATCATTTGGATCGTCATTTGCAATATCAGGGTATGTATCAGCATCAGGCATTGGAAGTTTATCTGCAGTAGATCAAGATGGGACATTTACAGTAACATCTGCAGGAAATGATTTACGAAGAGGTGTATTTAACGGATCAACTACTATTGATGGTGATTTGAACGAAGACGTTGCAGCAGATGGTATTAATTATCCTGCCAATGCATTTGGTGATGCAAACTTAGGAACATTATATTTAGAGCTTAACGGAAGTAATATTCATTCAGTTGATTTAACAACATTTACATCTGGTGATGATGTTAATGCTAATGGGTCTGGATTTAATCTTACAATTACTTCAAGTGCACAGTTCCCAGATACAACAGAATTAGATGCATTTCAACATAGAACAGGAACATGGAAAGTTCATCCAAATGATCAAAATGAATATGGATGGAATTATGCTCGTGTTAAACATGTAGTTGGCGCAACAACAAAAACAACGAATTATGTTACATGGGTAAATGACCCATCTGCAAGTAATGCAGCTAATGATGTAAACTTTACAGAAGAAATATTGGCTAATTTATCATTGTCAGGAACAAATTATATCAGCGGCGTTAAATATTTTACGGCTGGAACTGCAGAATATACAGCATCATTTGAAAATGCTTATATAAATGTATACAGTTCAGCTGCAGATGCAATTTCATACAATGAAACCAATATCAATGCAGTTTCAAGTGAAGTGATGCCGGCATTAAGTGGTGCAGATCCTGCATCTGAAACAGTAACATTGAATAAGACATTAACATTGCCTAGCAACACAAGAATATTGAATTCTAATATTGCAATTAGCACAACAGTTAAAAAGCCACTTCGTAGCAATGTTACATCAACATCACTAACATCAGGTAGTTTTTTATACAACAACGAATCAAATACTTCAACATTAACATCAGAAACATTCCGAAAAGAAAATTATCGTGTCAAAGCTGCAGATTATGCAAC